GCGTTGATGATAAGATCGGCGTCTTTGCGCCAATCACGATTGCGGCGACAGTAGATGCGTACGGCGTCGCGATCACGGCCGATGAGGCGGGCAATGGCCGTTGGACCATGCCCGCGCTCACGAAGCAGCAGGATCGCAAGGCCCTCACCGATGTCGATGTGATACGATCCGATCCTGCTGCTCATGGCTCAGACTTCCAGCGGCGCCGTGCGAGTCACGCGGGCGAAGAACCGCTGACCGTCCTGCGAGGCTTCGTGGTTGATGAAGATGACGAGATCGGCGTTCGGCGATTCGTCGATCATCTGCGAGAGCGACTTGCCTTCGGCTTCGATGCCGGCGTTCTCCAACATCTGCTTGAGCATGAACACGGAGTTCTCGGTGATGTAGAACTTCTCCTTGAGTACGCGGCCGGCGAGCCCACCTTCGACTTCGGCGTTGAAGGTTTCGACAGCTTCCGGATCGACGTCATCCAGCGGCGCGACGAGCTTGAACGAGAATTCGAGGAAGTCGGTCTTCTGCTTTGAGGACTGGCCGGGCGTCGGCAGACCGATGATCAGGGCGTGATAGGAACCCATCGGAACCAGCGGCGGCGGCTTGATGTCGGTTGCGGGCTTCGAGAGGATGGCTGCGAGATTGGTCATGGTGTGTTCTCAGTGTTGTGATTTCGTGGACTGCGCGGACGTTGGTTCGTGGATGATACGGCTACATTGGTTGACAATCTCCTTTTCGAGAGTGTTGAGTAAGCGATCGGTTGCACGGTTCTGCTTCCGTTCGCGTAGCTGGTAATGGGCGCTGAGCAGCGCACCGAGTTTTTCAGACGGGCTCATTTGGTGATCCTGCGGATGGTGACGGAAGGGGCGGGAGTGGCAGCGGGACCGCGAAGCACACCGAAGAACTGTGCGAGGCCGGTTTCGATCGGATAGGATTTCTCCATCTCGAACGGCTTCGGGTTCGAGAGATCGATCAGCGGCGTCGAGTTCGTTTGGATCGTCCGCTTCCCGTTCTTGTTGTTGTAGAGGATCACCGACGGGAAGTACTGTGGGATTTTAGGCGAGAGCTTCTGGCCGACGCCCTGTGGGAAGCCCTTCGACGTGCCGTCTGGAAGCTCTTGGTACATGATATGAGCGATGACGATGACGTTGGTTGCGAAGGTGCTGGAGGTGATGCCGGCTAGGACGGATTCGATGGCGTCCTGCGCATCGCCGTAGATGGCACGACCATCGGCTTCGCCGTTGCGGCCCCGTGGAGCGATGGATTCTCGGAAGTCGTAAGCAGCGTCACAGAGACGGGAAAGAGAGTCGATGACAAGAATTGTGTCCGAGCCCCATTGGGCAGGCTTGCCAAGGTCGATTTCATTGCCGTCGTCATCCTTGTATTTCCAGTGATCGAGCATCTTCACAGCTTCGACGAAGGCCTTTGGCTGGCCGTCGATGACTGAGCCGGTCGGTCCGGACTTGCGCTTGTCACGCAGCGTGCGGAAGTCGACGTTGTCGATCTTATCCGGGCATTGGTTGAGGATGGTGTACTTGAGGATGTCGAGCAGGTTGTCCATGTCGAGGATGCGCAGCTTGTAGCCCGCGGCGACAAGGGAGACGAGTGAGCCGGTCTTGCCGGACTTGGCGTCGCCGATTAGGAGCAGCTTCGTGAGTGAGTTGGATTGGTGGTTGGCGAGGGAGGGCATCAGCGTCGTTCCTTCTGGATAGTGATCTCGACGATGTCTCCAACGGCGAGGTCTGGGCGGATGGTATCGAGGAAGATGGCTTCGTGGGAACCGTCGAGAAGGATGTACCAGCCGAGGTTCTTGGTGGAGAATACGGCGTCCTTGCCCACACCGGACACCCAGCAATCTTGCTTCCGCTCGAAGACATCGGTGACACGAGTGCGGATGACGTAGCGGGTCGGGGGCGTTTCAGTCATCAATTACCCCTCACAGCCAAGGGGTTCCATCGTTCCTCTGGCGGTTGTTGGTGGAAGTCGGCGCGGAGATGAATGTCTCGCACGGACGGTGAGCGGGCGCAGACATTGCGGAAGCGGCAGCCGCCGAACTTGTCGCAGGCGGTGTCGTTCATTGGCCAATGCCCGGACAGGGCGTAGCTCTCCGCGAGGTTCAGCCACGTGGCGAGATCGCCGACCCATTCGTCGAGAGCGTCGTTGGTGCGGAGTGCGAAGCCCCGCGCGAAGTGGTTCGGCTTTTCGAGAAGGATTTGTGCGGCTTCGACGATGACGCCTTTGATCGGAGTGTTGATAACGATCTGCGCTGCGAGGGCGTAGAGCGTCATCTGATTGTTCGGTGAGAAGTTATCGAAGAAGTATTTGCCAGGCGTCGTTGTGGTGGTCTTGTGGTCGATGACGTAGAGGCTGCCGCCGAGGTCTGCGACGCGGTCGAGATGGCCGCAAAGGAGGTACTTTACATCAGCGCTCTGCGGTCCCCAGTCGAGTTCGAACTTGAAGGAGAGTTCAACGGCTGGGCGGCCGTTGTCGAGGATGTGGGTCACAGCGGGATCGTTGCGGAAGAAATCGAAGTAGTCGATGGTGAGTTGCAGCAGCGTGTCTCGGTTCTTGTACTGACCGGCGCGCATCGTGGTGTCGGGGTCCCAGTCAGCGGTGCGGACGAGAAGCTCACCGATGGTGCTGCGAACGGCTTCGTCGAAGGATGCGCCAGCGGCGAGGCAACGGTCGTAGTTCTCAATGGCCCAGTGATATTCGATGCCAAAGCGCAGGTGCACGTTGTCTTCGCGTGAGCCGTAGCCGAGGATCATAGTGTAGTGGTATAGGCGCGGGCAGGTCTTGAGCATGCCGAGAGACGTGCTGTCCCAAGCGTATTGGATGTTGGTGCCTGGGAGGAAGGGCGAGGGGGCGTCTATAGCGGTGTTCATCGGCGGCGTACCGGCTGTGCAGCAGGCTTCAAGCCGAGGGCTGCGAGATCGATCTTTGGTGCGTCGGCGGATGCTCCACGGCGGCTGACGCGCTTACCGGCTTCACGGGCGACACGGCGCTGGCGGAAGTACGCAATTAGCTTATCGAGGGCAGCGGGGTCCTTCGCCAACTTGAGCGGGTCTTCGGCGAGTAGGGCGTCAAGGTCGTTCACAGGCTCAGTCATGGAGTTCATCCTCGTAGACGGCAACAGCGCAGTCGTGGCAGAACCAGAAGCGGCGATCGCGTTCATCGATCTCCCACCAGCGGGAGATGTTGCGTTCGCATTCAGGGCACCAGACCATGAATGGGGAGTGGGAGCGTCTAATCCGGATCGGCATCGTCGGCTCCAGCATCGTCGAGTTCGTTTTCGAGGAAGGCAAGTTCGCAGGTGTCGCAGGCGTATTTGCCGTCGGCGGTCATGCTGCCGCTGAGATCAGCGCCGCAGTAGGGGCAGTTCATTTTGGCTCTCCAAAGATGTCTCCGAGGGTCAGTGGGCCGCGGCCCTGCCGTCGAAGTTCGTTGACCTTAGCGCGAAGGATTTCGCGGATTTGACGCTGCCATCCGCCGCCGAAGTGGCGAGTGCAGAAGGCAATGTCGGCTTCGTAGAAGTGCATGTTCACGCGGCGGAGTGGGTCGTCGGGGTTAACTGGCATCGGCGCTACGCTGGAAGCTCCACAGCCTTACGGGCGATGAAGATCACGCCTTCCTTCGGCTGGAGGAGGATCAGGGCTTGCAGCCGATCGTCGTCGGATTCCTTCCGCGCTTCATACAGCGCGTTGACGAGGCGCTGGCGATCAGTCGGCGTGTACTTGATCTCGATACCGATCTCCTGCTCCAGCGCAGCGTGCCAGAGCGGAAGGTAGTAGCGCGGCGGAAGCTTAGTTGTCATCTGCAACTCCTTCGATCATGGAGAGGGGTTCGACGCGGCCACCGAGGGCGCGGCGGCGAGCGTAGACCCACCATTCGCCTTCGGTATCTTCGCGCAGCGTGAGGTAGATTTCATCGAAGAGCGACGCACCGTGCATTTTGTTGCCGACGGGATACAGTTCGAGGTTCCGTTCCCGGTCCAAGGAGCGGAACTGGTTGCAGCGGAAGCGAAAGTGCATGGCATCGTTTTCAGCACCCATGCAAACACGAGCGCCGTGGGAATCTTCGAGGGCTTTGTTGAAGAATTCCTCACAGTCGCCGTAAGAGAGGAATGAGTTTGGCAGGGTCATCTTAACTCCATCGAATGGCGTCTGAGGCGATTTCGGTTAGGGTGTCTGAGGATCGGGTGGAGATCACGTAGTCGATGTTGGGGTCCTGCCGCGCGGGGTGGGCGCGAAGGATGTGCGGATCGAGGTGGATCACGTTCGGGAATTCCTGCCCCTTGGATTTGTGGCCGGTCATCAGGGCTATGGTGCCGGATTGACGCAGCAGATGTTCGGCGTAGGCGATGGCTTGGCCGAGGTCCGTGCCGTGGCGAACGAAGACGCGCATGCACTCAGCCATGTCCGTAGCGGTCTTCGATTCGCGGGAGAGCTTGGCTTCGAGCCATTCGTCGATGGCGGTAAGGGCTTCGTACTGGCGCATCTCGCCGTCGCCGAGCTTCTTCATCGTGGAGATCAGGCGTGTGCCGAGATCGGTGCCCGAGACGTTGACTGAGTGGCCAGCAGCAAGGAGGTTGAAGGCACAGCGGAACAGCGGAGCGTTGTTGCGGCAGATGATCGTCGTGCCGTCGGGGATCGTGGCAGCGGGCAGGTCTGATGGCAATCGCACGCTCCCACCCTCGCGCAGCGCACGGAACTGAGGCACGCGCCAGCGTACATGATCGACAACCGCGCTAGGGCAGCGAAAGGAGATAGAGAGTGGGAAGATTGTCATGTTGTAGGCGACAACAGCGTCGGCCATACCGCCAGACTTCGCGCCACGGAAGGCGTAGATGGACTGGCAGTCGTCGCCTACGCCAATCAGCCGCGCGTGCTGTTTGCCATGATGTGCGCCGGTAAGGCGGGCGATCATCGCGTGGTTCACCGGCGAGAGGTCTTGGTATTCGTCGACGAGGATCAGCGGGAAGCGTGGGTAGAAGTGTGAGCCGAACATCGCGGGCATGTAGACTTGATCGTTGTAGTCGATGAGGCCGGAATAGGCTTCGCGAATGCTGGCCATAAGGACGTTGTCGATCAGCGACGCCGCGAGTTCGTCCGGAGCTTCGTCGAGGCGGCGATGGAATTGGGTGCGAGTGATCAGGCGCAGCGGTGCGCCGGCAGTCCATGCTTCCGGCACGTAGCCGAGGGACTTGGCAAGGGCCACGCCATCGGTGACTGCGGAGAAGACGTTCCACATTGCGCCGCGGGCGTCGCGAGGCGCAGCGTCGATCAGGGCCTTGAGCAGCTTCGAGGACTTTAGCGGTTCGAGGTTCAGGCGACGGCCGCCATTGGCCGACCAGATGCGGTGGCCGAGGGCGTTGAAGGTCTTGACGGTGGTCGTGGGCAGCATCCGGCGTTCGGCGGCTTTGGCGTTGGCTCGGTTGAAGACTAGGTAGAGAATTGGCTGCGGGCGCACGGCGCGTTCGACGGCTTCGAGCGTGGAGGTTTTGCCAGTGCCGGCGTATGCTTGGATCATCATGTTCGCAGCGGTGGTTGTGGCCGCGTTGATTATGTCGAGTTGTTCGTCGGTGTGGCTGGGCGCCGTGTGGATGTTCATTGACGGTGTTCCATGAGAGCGGAGTTCAGTGAGGCCGCGAGGAGCTTGAAGGCTCCGTCCGCAAGGCTCATTGTGCGGTCGATGCTGCCACCGCATTTCGTGACGATGGCTTCGGCTGCGACGGTGAGCAGCGCGAAGGTGAGTTGATCAAGGTCAGGGGCCTGCGAAGCCGCCCAATTACGCAGAGCGGCGGTGAGTGCCATGGCGTCATCGGCGTCAGACATTGGCTTTGGCATTGGGCGTCCTCAGATGTTTGTGCCGTAGCGGGCTGCATCGCGAATGAACTCGACGCGCGCGGGAGTGGTGAGCTTGCGGTTGAAGCTGCGAATCGAGTTTAGGGCGTCGCGACGGTGCTTGTACCCACGCGCTGATTGCAGCAGCGGCATTCCGTTCGGGAAGCGTAGTTCCCAACGCCAGAGGCTGTGATAGCGGAGGATGGCAATGACCATGACGCTTCCCTGATTATCCTAGATAGTAACATAGATTTGGGTTTAAGTCAAGGGCGAAGGACGGCGGCTCAGTTGAGCATCCGTCCCTGCGCGATTTCGGTGACTTTGTGCTGCATCATCTTGAGCGCTTCGGAGACGGCGAGCCAGCCACGGGCGAGGATGGCGTCCTTTGCGGAGTCTTCGGTGTTGTGGAGGTGAGCCATGATGGCTGCGGAGGATTGGGCTTCGCCGAGGTGGTGGATCAGTTTCATGAAGGCTTCGTTGCGCGTTGGGAGGGACATTATCGTTGGCCTTTCTTGTTCCAGAAGTAGGATGGGTCGTGGTTCCATGATGGAAGGAAGGGGTCGTTTACTTGTTTTCGAGAGCGTTCTTCACGGTGAGATTTGTCGACGTAGGTCACTACGACGTTTTTATTTTCATCGTATACACGCCAAACGACCTTCATGTTTGGATCACGCCAGTCGGGGCGGTAGGTGGGCATGGTGGCTACCTTCTAACTGGTGGTGGGACAGGTGCTGTGGTGATGGATTTGACGATTTGTTGCAAGATGTTATTCGGTCGATCGTCGATGACTTCGTATCCTTGCGGGCGGTCGGCTTCGAATTCCGCGCGGTCCCGAAGTTCGAGACATTCTTCTAGGGCTTCGGCGAAGGATGGGGCGAAGGCGACGTGCACGACGTAGGTGCCCTGCTCCGCGCCGACGTCGACGCGACGGATTAGGCACATCCGCCATTCTTCATGGCCATATTGATAGGCCCATGAGATGGTCCAATCGGAGGCTTCGAGGATGGCGAGGAGTGCGGGGAGGTCAGGCATTGCTACTCACTTCTGCCCC